CAAACCAAATTCCATTATAGTCAACATTGATTGCGGTACACCATAACAAGCCATAATAGCTTTCAATGCCCTACCTGTACCTTTGTGTTTAAGAAGGTATGGGAGATTGTTTAATATTCTTCTCCAAATTTCATAATTTGCATCTTGTAAACTTCTACCATATTTTTGACCACCTTCTTTGGTTCTACCAAAAAGATATTCCCATAAAAACTGAGAATTGAATGCTTTCTTTACATCCCAGCCTAATGATTTCAGCAAATAAGCTATAATATCATTTGGTATTCCTAATTCTTCAGTATGCTCTAATTTTTTAATTGTTTTTAAACCATTAATATAAGCCCATAAAATATCAAAATGCTGCCCAATCATATCACAAAATAATAAAAAGTCTGCATTTTGATAATCTTCAAAAATATATTCTGGTAAATTATTTTTTATTGCATATGGGTTGTATTTATCGTAAAATTCTGCTTCGTTTTGTGCATACGCTAACCAACTTTTTGCTGCGTTACTTGTTGATAATTTTATAACTCTATATGTTAATGATGTAGTAAAATCAAAAAAGTCCTCTTTAGGATAACCTAAATTATTTTCAGATTTAAATAAAAAATTTTCAAATCCATCAAAACTTTTTATTAAATTAGATATTTTTTCAGAAAGTTTTTGGGCTTCTATTTGCGCAAATGGTGCTGGTAAAACTTGTGGTATTTCATATTGAATATCTAAACCATTTTCAGTATTTAATATTTCATCTCCATCTAATTCGGGTGTTGCGATTCCGCCAGCATCTTCTGTCAATACATATCCGATTGGAAATGCGGTTTGTACTAAACTTATGTATTTAGTTTGATATTGTTCTAATAATTTTATTTTGTAATAAAAATTTTCAACTCTTTCATATGCTGAACCAAAATGCACAAAATTATCAAAGGTGTAAACGGATGCACTTACATATTGAATATTTAATTTAGTTGTATCAATAGTAGTTTTTTCGCCAATGGCATTGTAAATATCAGTAGCAATTTTAGAACCACTTGAAATTAAATCATCAAATACTTGAAATCCAATCCCATTATCAGCTTCTACCGAAAAATTTGGTCCTTTTAGTGGTGCACAAAATGATGTATCAATACCACTTATAGTAATTGTTTCAATAATAGGATTAGCTTGAATTTTTGAAATCCAAACTTGCTGATTAGGTTGTACTGCTGTTGGTAGTGGCTCGTATAATTTTAATATCAAAGAATCATTATCACCTTGCCATGTTGTAATAACTTTGTTATCACCACTGCCTAAATGTAATAGATGTGTTAGATATTTTGAAGTTTCATCTGCAAATAATGATTCATCAAATTGTGAAATGAATGCTTCGGCAATCCTACTAATAGCTAATTCTCTAGGAATTTCTAAATCACCTTTATCAAATTGTATCGAAATTATTTCATCTTTTCCAACTATTGTTTCTCTTCCACTTGTATTATAAGGTGTTAATATTAATTTTAATGAAATAAAATCATCTTCTTCATTTGTTGTTACTTTTCCTAAATTTAAAAGTTCTTGAAAATTAAATTTTTGATTACCACTTTTTGATAATTGAGTAAAAACATTTTCTTTACTTTCAACATATAATCTTATAAAATCAGTATTTACACTACTATATGAAATATTAAAATCTACATTTGTACCAACGTAATCAGGTCCTTTGATAGTTGCAGGAAAAATAATATTTGTTATATCTGGTGTTTTTACATAAACATCATCAACTACATTTAATAAAGTTTCTATATAATTTCCATTACCAAATTTATTTGATGGAAGTATTCTTATTTTATAAGTGCCAATATTTTGTAATGCAGTTTGTGGTATTTCAATTATTTTTTCATTTAATACATCTAAATTATTATTATTGTATTTTACTGGATAATTAAATTCTTTATCAGCAACAAATACTTTTATATTATCTGAATCAGTACATCCTAATGCTATAAAGACACCAGAATTTGAATTTTTATTATAAATTCTAAATTCATCAGAATTTATATAATCTGGGTTAATAAAATAAACGTTTGGAATAGGATTATTTATTATTACTGTTTGTTCTGTATTTACAGTAATAGAACTCCAACTATTTCCAATATCATTACTTGTGAAACTTGTACTAACACTTTCATTTATATTTTCTGCATTTATTCCTGCATTTCTAATAGTTATTCCACTAAAATTAATTGAACTTATTCTATATAATTGTAGATTTGCACTTTGAATGGAGTATGAATCTTCTAAATTATCTTCAACTGAAATCGCATTGATACCTTCTTTTAATAAAATTTCATTTGGTATTTTGTTTTTAGTATAAATTAAAGATACCTGGTCACTACCACCATTTACATAAATTTCTAAGGATTTTAAACTTGGTAAAGTAGGATTTGTTAATACATCATCATCGGGATCTGCTACGGCTGGTATTAAACTAAATTTAATTCCTCTTTCATATTCTCCCAATTCAATATCTAATTCATTTTCATAATTAACTAAAGTATCCCCCTCATATTTTCTAACTCTTATTGTAAAAGCTGGAATATTTGTAAAAGTAAGTTGAGATGATTCTAAGTAATTTTGTTCTGTATATTGTTGTCTATTTTGATAATTGAATAAACTTTCATAAGGATTTACATTAATATTAATATTTGAATTTTGAAATTGTAAACCCTCAAAGCTTGTAATAATACCACCACTATTATTTTGAAGATTACTATTTGTTTGATTAGTAGTTATATTTTGATTCTGATAATTTGGGTTATTTACAATATCAATTACAAATTTTTGATTACAATTATAAATTGAATTTTTTACTGTTAATGTTTTTTGACCACTATTTAATATCTCTGATATTTTATAATTAATTGCGGTTGGTAAATTTTTATATGTATTTTCTCCATCAATATAAAGAGAGGTATTTAGTCTTAAATTAGCGTCGATTCTAAAAGTATATTGTATATCACTATTAGGTAAATTTGGTTGCTGAACTATTGGTATATAACCCGGTGCATTTCCACCACCTCCAATATTATCAATACCAGAATTATTAAAAATAACACCTACCCCAGCACCACCACCTACACCAAGACCTGTTCCAATAATTTGGTCTTGTTGGTTTAAATAATTATTCCAACCCGGATCTGTTGGTCCGAAGCCTGGCGTAAATTCATTTTGTGGAGCTCGTATTGGCATTTTTATATTAATTATTCATAATTATTTCTGTCTCTCTCAAAAATTTGTTCTTTACCTAATCCAGTTCCAAAGTCTTTAACCACATCAACATTACCACTACCGCCTCCACCACCACCTTTCGGTTGTTCTACAAACTTAGGTGTTTCTTGTTCAGTATCTTTATCTGGAACTTCTACGATATCAAGTATAGGTGGTAAATCTATTATTTTTGGAAAAATAGGCTTTGGTTTTATTGGACCAGTTTCAACTGGTAATTCTGGTTCTTTAGGTGGAAAATCAACTATTTCAATTTGTTTAATCAGTTTACTTTTTCTTTCTGAAGCTTCTGTTCTTTTTGTAAATACACCTAATTGTTTTTCTGGTACTTTTGTATCAATAATTACATCAGACTCCAATCTTTGTAAAACTTTTGTAATAACATCTTCGCTTGTTTCATTAACTTCACCAAAAGTTGCTTCTTTTTTTACATCTGGTTTTAATAAATAAAAATCAATACAATTAATAAGAAGATATGTACACAAATCTTTAATTTGTTTTGTGGATAATTCAATTTCAGGCTTTTTTCTTTTAGGTTTACCATAGTTTATATCAGTTGGATTTGAAACTCTATTTGTAAATTCATATATAGCAGATTCAATAAACTTTTCATAAACTTTTTGAGAAAAAACATCAAATGTCTTTATTTTAAATTCTCCAACCAATTTATTAAACCACCTTTCAGTATATTTGTTTTGTAAAAAACTATCTATTACAGTTGGGGATATTTTTTCAATAAAATTAAAAACAAAATTAATTGTATCATCCCTAAACTGTCCATTTCTTACAAATAAAGAAAATCTTTTATTTAATTCTTCATTAGTTTCCAATCCTTTTTTTAAAGGGTATAATCTTACCTCAGTTCTTGATGGTGAAATTTCTGAAATCCAAAGTTTATCAAAAGCTGTTTCACTACCCACTCTCTTATTTAATAATGTAATTTGAGTTTTAAATATACCATTATCATATCCTGCTTCTCTTAATAATCTTTCAACATCAATAAAATATTCGGTTGGAAATTGATATTTTTGAAATAATGTACCTTCAGCAATTAAAAAGTACTCTCTAATATTTTGTGTATTAAGTTGTATATATCTTACTAATTCATCATTAATTTGTGGTAATTGATTATCATTAGCATCGTAAATAATAAATTCAATCGCATCTTTATTTCCAAATCCAAAAAAAGATTCTAAAGTACCTTCTTCGAAAATCTTTCTATCGTTTGTATTAATTCGATATCCTTTATTATCAATAATATCTTTAAATGCTTTTATTGCCATGCTAGTCTTTTTCTTTTGTTCATATATGAATCATATATAAAATATGAATAATGCTTACCAAAAAAGTGTATAATACTTCCTAATAAATTTTTATTTTTTAGCGTACCTACCTCATATGCCATATACTCTGTCCAAGGTTTTACAAATAAATAAATGTATTTTGTATATTTGGGATTCTTTTTCATAAATTCAACAACTTGCTTAGCCCAAATACCATATCCAATTACTAATCTTCTATCTATATTCCACATTAATTGACCATAACGTTCATCAGCATCCCATATATGTTGTGGTAAAAATCCTTGATTATATAATTCATTACAAATAATTTTCTTTTTCTTTGTTGTAGCATTTGTAAGCTGTTGATTAGCTTGTATTAAAGCTGTTTGATTTGTATTAAGTTGCGAATTTAAATTATTTATAGTTTGATTAAGATTTACTATTTGAGCTTGGGCGCTACCTAATTGTTCTAATAAAATAGCATTTTCCTGCAAAACTGATGTGTTTCTTGCAGCTAAGGATACTCTCTGAATTGATTCAGCCGTAGCTTTTTGTATTGCTGTTTGTAAATCATTAATGCTTGTTTCAACTTTTGATGTAGCTTGTTGAGTTTGATTTTGTGATACTGCTAATAACAAATCCTTTGAATCTAATTCAATTCTTAAACTTTCTGAAACTATTTCCAATGCGTTTACTTTAGCAGATAAATCAAGAACGCTTTTATTTAATTCTTCTATTTGTGAAGTCAAATCTCCAACTAACTCTATTGCTTCATTATAAGCAGATGCTAATATTGTTGGTTCTAATAATGGTGCTTCTGGTTCTAATAGTTCTATGATAATCGTATCAATAGACTTTACTATTTCTTCTTCATTATATTTTGGTTTTATGAGTTGACCTGATATAATGCCATCATCAATAACTGAGCCACTAAATATATGGATACCAAAATCGTTTTTTGTACGAATTGCGGTAGAACCACTTACAATTAGTTCGCTTATTTTTTCTTCGTTTCTTAATCCCGTCTTTATTTGCCCAGTCTTTAACATTTTTTAATCTTTTACAACACTAAAAGTTAAATCATCATCAAAATATTGAATATCGCCATTTTGTAAATACACTTTGAATTCTATTTTATATATTCTATTAGCTTCCCAATTTGAAAGATTTAATAAAATATAATTTCCATCAGAATCACAACTTACTTTTGAATAATCTCCAAAAGGTACTATTATATCATCTGAAGCGAAATCTTTTATTTGATAATATGAATTTTTTGGTAAATATTTTGCTGTGTTGTAAGAGAAACTATTTGTAAATGTTTTGAGAGGAAATAATTCTCTTGCAAAAACTCTCAATTTAGGAGCACTTCCTAATTTATAATCTTTCTTTAAATTTTTTATTCCAATTTTTAAATCAGATGCTGTAAGTGCTGATAATGAACCTGTATTAAATATTTGGTCATTCCAACCAATTCTTATTTTTGGCTGATATATTGTATTCGTTTCTTTACTAAAAAATTTAATTACTCCATAATCTTCAGTATCATTTTCCAAAGAATCAGCATACTTTACAATAAACCCATCATTTGGAAAACCATAATTTACTGAACTACTCATCCAAAATTGCAGTGTTTGTTTAACATCCATATTCAAATCTGCTGTTTGATATTCAAAAGATTGAGATGAAATATATGCAGTATGCCAAGTTCCCCCTTGTCCATTATTTGGATTAGCATCAGTTCCTGTAGCTAAATTGTTTTCTAACCATTCAAGTTTTGTATCACCTTCTCTATAATTCCACGTAACACCCTTAGTTGAAATATTATCAAATCTTGTTCCAACACCCATTTGCCAACTTCCTGATGTTGGGTATGCAAATAGAGTATAAGATAAAGGAATTTCATTTGATTTTGTTTCTTTTAATAATAGAGTTGCTTGTGACATTGATATTTTTCCATTCATTAATGATGCTGATAGAAAACCTAATTCAAATTTTATTAAAGCACGTGATACATCCTTAATGTTTCCATAATAAACTTTACTTACCTCTAATATTTCATCCAAACCAGTATTTTGGTTAGGTTGCTGAAGGTATATCGCTGCATCTTTTGATGCTGTTAAAAAATAGTATGCCATTATCTTACTCTTCCTTTTATATCCGAATCAGGATATTTAATTTCAAAAACCGATGGGTCTAAAGATGGATAAACAATTTTTTCTTTAGTTGCTGCATCAATATTGTATGAATTCGGTGAGTATCTTCCACCACACTTATTTATTAATTTTAGTATAGGAACAGATTCAACACCTTCTATATTTGCTAATAATAATTCAACTTCACTTAAATTTATTGTTTGATTAAATGCCCAATTATCAATATTGAAATAATTTTTAATTTCAGAAATACAATTAGCTAAAATTTCACTTTTATTATAATTTGAATAAGTTGTTAATTCAAACTCTAACCCTATATTTATAATAAAACCATCATTTATATTTACACCATCAGTTAGTATTCTATATTCATTTAAATATGTTTTTAAATTTTCTTTAACTGCCCTATTTAAATTTGTAAGTTTTCCAAATGTATCATAACCCAAAATATATAAATTTATTGCAAACGGATTATTTTTTTCATTTGAATTTGATGTTTTTCCAATCAAATAATTTGTAATTTCTTCTTTTATTGATTGTTCCGTTGGTTCTTCTGTATCGGGTTTGCTTACAAAACTCATAACCAAATCTGTAAATTCTTGTAAATTATTTGGTGATGCTAATATTGATGATGGTGAATTATTATCTAACGTACCATCAGCAATAGCAAAGGCTTTAGATACTGCTCCAAATTTGGTTGGCATAGATAAAGCTCTTACCTGATAATCTTTAGCAGTGACTGCTCTATTTTGTGAGCCAAAATTTGCTAATGCATTTTGTCTAATTTCTTCTAAACTTTCACTACTTCTACCGCCAGAGCCGGGCACTTCGTTATCTATTGCAACTGAATTTTTAGTTGCTTCAAATATTGCTCTTTCTGCTGATGTAAGGGATTGTGCATCTCTTTCAAATTCAATTCTTGAAATTCTTGTCAATTGCCCAGCAGCTATATTTGAAGATACCCCACCACCAACAAAATATTTTACTGTCATTGTTGTGCTTGATGGGGATGTACCATAAGTTTTTGTTTTTAAAAAATTTGTTGGGTCAAATGATTCCTCTAATCTACTAATAGAGTTTGGTAATCCCAAACCAACATTTTTAAGATTTGGTATTAATAATTCATCTGAAGCCGTTGGGTCACCTGCTCCAAATTGTATTGTAGTGGTATTATCCTCATTTATTTTTACAACGAATCTTTTTGGAGTTTTTATTGTTTTAAGAACATAAGGAACTGTTGTTTTAAATTGATATAAATCCGGGTCATTAGCTTCCGTATTAGCATAATCAACAAAAACCATTTCTTGTGCAAGATATGGAACTTCGTACCATTTATTATTATTTGAATCTCTACAATCGTAAATTTGAATTACATTGGTTTCATCTAAAGTTATTTTTTGAAATGGTGAATAATTTCCAAATGTAACTTCTTTTTCTCTTAATTCTACAGAAATAGCTTGTACATATTTCTTAAATAGATAAAATGTAGGCTCACCAGTATTTATATCTCTTTGATAAACTGTAACTTCTCTATTTGTTTCTTCAGAAAAATCTACAATATCTGTTGTCCTAAATAATATTGAATCTTTTGTAGAACGGACTTCTAAGCCTTCCTTAATTCTTAAATAATATTTTTCGTCAGGCAAATTATTTACACCACTTCCTTTTGATGGTACTAATTGGTAAACACTTAATGTTGTTACCGATGGTGAAGCAACTTTTGGTTTATATCCCAAATATTGGGCCAATGCTATTACACTTTTAGAATCTTCAGCATAAGTCATCAAAGATTCTTTAAGAGTATCATCAATATAATAAGATAATGAATCACCTATGTAAGATGCCATTTCTATAAACATCATGCCTGGAGATGATTCGTTAAAATCTGAGTATGACTTTGGAAAATAATTTTTTGCGAATTCTATTAGATTATTTCTAAACCCAATAAAATCTTTATCAAGATATTTTATATCCTTACCTCTATTTCTAAAATTTTTATTTGTATTAGTTATTGCCATTTTTTATTTTTATTGAGCCACAGTAAATGAAACGGTATTTAAATCTGGTGTATTTAATATACTAAAAGATATTGATACATTTACCAAATTTCTATCTTTATTATCATTTGTTTGCTCTATATCAATTGATTCAGCTGTTACATATGGTAACCATTGTTCTAGTGCTTGTGTAATAGTTGTCTCTATTTTTTCGGATAATTCTTCATCATTAAATTCAAATAATAATGATTGTAAACCACTTCCGAATTCTGGTTGAACTACTCTTTCACCTTTTTTAGTTAAAAGTAAATTTTTAATATTAGATTTTACTTGTTCAGCTGTGGTAAATGACTGATTAAAAGCAGTATTTCCTATCTGAATAGGAAGGGTAATACCTATTGCATAATCTTGATACTTTTTTGTATCTTGAACTAATTTTTGACCTAAAACAATAGCCATTACCTTTTAAATCTTTTAACAAGCTCTGAATAATCTCTATTCAATGCATTATCTAATCCAACTACACC